AACAGCCGCCCAGAGGGTTCGACCTGCCGCTTGAGATCGTCCGGCAAATTCTCCACGATCGACTGCTTGGCCTGATTCAGATGCGAGACAAACTGCAAGGCTATGCCATGCTCTATGGTGGCATACAGAGGGTTCCGGTTCGGGTTGAGTGAACCATACATTTGTTTGATAGCCGGTGCAACCGCTTTGAACAGGGGGTGATCTTCATGAGACTTCACAATGGCATACATGGCGTAATTCTTATTTTGCTGCAGGCGTTCGTATGCCTCCGGGCTTATCATACCAGAGTCTCGATACCCTTTGAGTATGCGTTCCTGCCAGATATTCTGGAAGTCTTCAAAAGCCTTGTCGATTATCTCTTTGTTCTGCTGGTAGTATGGTAAATTATCGAGCCACTTTTGAGCACCCTTGGCGTTCTCCGGCCAGTTACCACTGAGCAACGGAATTGATTCACTGACCTTTACCCATTCGCCGTTTGCATCTTTGAATATGGTGTCGAGGTCTTTACTTCGTTCGCCTGAAGCGATGCGCTTTAGTATCATAACATTGCCGAAGTGTTCTTCGGGGTTCATGTCCGGGGAGTTCTCCGAGAGTTGATCGAACGCCGGTTGCAGAACTTTCTGAATATCGAGCAGGAAGTTTTGGTTAAGGGCTGAAAGGCCATTGAGCTTTTCAAGGTTCTCTTGAACCTGGGGTCTGGCTTCAGGGTTTACTGAACGCAAGGCCATTGCATTGGCGTTGAATATCCCGTTCACAAACTTATACCAACCCCCTGTAAGCCCACCGTAACGAGAAACAAGCCAACTGTATTCCGGGTCGGCTTCCTGCCGCTGCGCTTGGTATTCAGAGTCCTTCATCAGGGTTTCCTTGGCAGCAATGGCATACATACTCTCTACATCGTTGGTGTATGCCAGAGCTCTGTCGAGCAACCTGTCCATAGCAGGGTTCATTTCTCGGTATTGGTCAAACATACGGGAAAGGTTCGGAGCCACGGTATCAACCAGGTTTACCCATTGCCCACCAATCTTAACACGGGTTCCGAGGACTTTTGCGGAAAAGAAGTCTGCATACATCTCCTCATTAAGATTGCTTATAGCACTGGCTGCCTGCTTACGGAGGACGGAATTTCGGGGCAAACCTCGGAGGTGCCCCATAACTGCTTCAAGTTCTTCACGGAGAACCGGCATATAAAGCATACCCTTCTCGGCGTAGGCTTGGGTGGTGAGTTCGAGCCGAAGCTCCTGCGCCCGGCTCTTACGGTATTCAACGCGATTATATCGGGGAACTTTGTTGGCACGCATTTCTTCGGTAATCTGCCGTTGTATTTCCGCTTCGATCTTATTCTTTTGATCGCCCGACAAGCTCTTGAAGCCCTGATCGTTCATGATCTTATTCCAGTTCTTCTGGATTTCGTCCTGAACAGACTTGTCCCATGGCTTGTCCGCTGCCGCATACTGCGCCTTGAGCTGGTCTACGAACTGCTGTTGTTCAGACTGCATAGCATCCCAGGTCGGGAGTCGGGTCACGGGCTCTTTGAGAACCCACTTTTTTGATGAGTGATACTCACGGGACAGCTTTCCGTAAAGGGAGTTAGACTGTGGCCTGGCCGTGTCCATGCCGGGTATGGCCGAGGTTCCGCCCCCCAAACTGAGCATGTGCCCCAATTCATGAGCCATAGTAACATTTACAAGGTCGGGGAAGCGTTGAATTGCCCAATCCATGTTAAACTTGATTGGCCTGCCCGTAACCGGGTCTACTGATACCCCGGCGATTTGTCCGGGCTTTGTCTTGGTGGACTGCCGAAGCACGCCCCCAGCTTCCTCTGCAAATTCCTTCGACACCTGGCGCATGGAAAGAAACGAGGGGGATTCAGGGTCGATCTGCAAGTTTACTCCGCGCTGCCCCATAGTTGCATCAGATACGAGCTGCCCCCGTTCCACGGTAACTGTCTGCCCGTCCACGGTTTCAACGGTGATAGTTCCGTCATCGTTAACTGAAGCAACAGTCGCACGCGTGACCTGGGGATTAAACGGCGTGCCACCGAGAACGGTGGATTCTTTACCCCCACCCCCAACAATTCGGCTTTTGATGAAAACAGGCTCGCCTTCCTCGTAAACCCGGCCACCTGCAGAATCGACACGAAGTTTACCGAGGTCGTCAGACAGCTCCATATTCAACGGTTCACTGCCAGGCAGAGCTGAATTGAGTGTCATTTCACTCTCATTGGGGTCAACCTTAAGCTGATCAGCTCTGGCCGAGGGTAGGTTTGTATCGGGTTCAGTCTGCTCATCGGCATACTGAATATCCCCGGAAGCCAAACCTTCCTGAACCTTGGCCTGGAAGTCTGCACGTCGTTGCTTGGTCTGTTCAATAATCCTATCGAGTTCAACACGGGCACGTTGTTCCATAACCGGGTTAAGCGCACCTGCTACTGCAGCGGAACCGGCACCAACTATCGGTGCAGATATAGCCGTAGCCTTGGCTGTCTCACCAAGACGTGAAAGGCTTGATTGCAAGTCAGTGGGCTGGCCGGTTCCGAACGCATAGTCTAATGCAATATTCGCGCCCTCGGTCATGAGTTCGCTTGGTATTTCACGTGCGGCTATCTTGGCACCTTCAAGTGCTGCGGTTCCAAGACCACGAACTGCACCCGGTGCAAATGCCCCACCAAGGGTATACAGTTCAAATAAACCTTCGGCAGCCCCCGCAAGGGCACCCTTAGTGAACGCACCAAGACCAGAACCACCTTGGGCGATATGCTCACCCGCAGTTTCACCCCCGGCCACGGTTCCAAGACCAATACACGTTACCAACGGGATTGTGGCCGGGTTGATAACCCCTGTGGCTGTAAGCCCTGCGGCTCCCCCGAGCATACCAATATTCTGAGCTGCCGAAGTCAGACCGCCATAAACGGTTTCGGCTGTGCCCGGTTTCAGATACGGGCGCATACCCTCCTGAGCCTCGCCAAGGGCTTCATAGGGTGAAGTGATACCCAAAGGGGTCAGCACACCTGCGAGACCCTTAGCAGTCCCAACCAAGGCAGAAGGTATCGCAGCTTTTGCGGTTTCGCCTATCCCACCACCTACAAGGTTACTGACAATAGCCCGAACAACACCGGGGTTCTGTTCCTCGATCTGATGGAACATGTCCCCGGTGCTGTCGTAAATAAACTTCTCAAGTCGATCAGGGTTCTTCTGGAAAAACGCTTCGTAATCAGCTTTATCCTGTTCAGGCATGTCCGCCCAACCCTTACCAAGAACTTCACCAAGAAAATCTCGCAGTGCCATTGTTACCTCGCTTTATTGACGCCCAGGTATCTCAAAATTCCTTGGGCGGCTTCGTTTATCGGCTGAGTAAAGCCCCGTGTCCGCTCCTCGGTAGAGGGTGCCGGTTGCGGTGCGGAACCTCGGACTTCATCGATACCCGGCAGATTCTTCAACGCTGCATCCATAAATTTGATCTGCTCCCGCCCCTTGGTTTCAGTGTTGTAGATATTGCCGAGTCTGTTCAAACCACCCATACCGAGGTTTACATAATCCTGTATAGTTGACATAACATCGGGGGCTACGGCGGGGGCTGCGGCTAAACCGTAAGGGCTGGAAAGAGTGGTATAGATACCCGAGCCACGCGCCTGGTTCAGGAATTCTGCGAGCTGGTTTTGTCTGTTAATCAGGTTCACCTGCTGATTCACAAAGTCCGATCTTCTCCGGTTAATATCTTTACGGACACCTTCTAGATTCTTAACAGCTTCAGCGGGGTTCATACCTACGTTGTTTCCACCAATCAGGGCAAGTATCAGGGGGTCTTTAAGAGCACCCGCAAGAGCGTCCTGCGCTACTTTGGGGTCAGTAGCTTTAAGTTTTGCCACGGTGGTATCGAGCCTGCCGAGGTCTCCGTCTATCTCCCTTATAGCAGTGGTGAGTTTGTTGGCTTCGTCGTTAACAAACTTGCGCTCGTTCTCGATTGCGCCAAGTTGGTCACTCATAGCTTTAATCTGTGCAGCCTGTATCTGCGCTGAGGCTTTAGCCTGCGCTGCACCCAACTGCGCACGATCAAACTGAGTCAGCCCGAGGTCTTCGATAGTTCCATCGGGATTTATTTTCCAGCGGCCTGAAATAGAGGGTTTGTCCCGTTCCTGACGGGAGGCGGTGAGTGACTCAATGGTCTTATTTAACTCGGTGCTGTATTCGGCAGTCAGAAGCCCTTGCCCCTGCAGAATATTACGTATCATAGTTATCTGTGCAACGGGGTCGGTGATCTTCTGAAGCTCAGGGGCATACTGCGTCATGACGTTCTTGATAGCTTTCTCACGTTGCTTCTTATCCATAGCTTCGTCCATCTGAAACTCGTGTGCCTGCTTCTGCAGGCCGAACTGCTGCTCCTGCAGACCGAACTGGCGTTCAGCCATCTGGTTCTGAAACAAACGCTGTGCTTCCTCACGCTGGAGAGCTTCGGCCTGCTGTTGACGCTGTATTCTCATTTGAGCTGCGTTCAGCAAGGCATTGGAAAACCCCGCCATTTCATCGCGGGGCTGGACAAGGGGCATCTGTGCAAACTGTAGCATCGGAACGGCCATAGGTTACCTCCTGAGTCCGTAGACGTAATCATTCTTCAACCCGAACTGGTAATCGGGTATAGGTGCTGGAGCAGTCGGGGTAGTGGTCATGGCAGTCGAAGGTTTAACGCCACCACCACCAAATGCGCCCATACCATAGAGCTGCAAACCCGTGTTAATAAGTTGATTCACACCATTAGGTATCTGAGCCTTAGCGATACCCGCGTTCATGAGGTTTTGACCCTGGGCAATCTGACCCTGAGCTACGTTGCCTCCGATACCCAACTGAGTTTGCCCGATATTCTGACCAAGCCCGGAGAGCATACCACCGCGAGCCAATGCTGACTGATTTATAATGCTCGCCTGATTCAAACCTTGGTTAACCTGCATGTTTGCCAGATCACTGGCTGCTTGCATGAGCATATTCGCCGTTGCCATATCACCGGCTTGGGCTGCCTGCTGTGCGGCAAGTATCATCTGCTGCTGATTCATTCCCTGGGAACCGAGCATCTGCGCCTGTTGCATCTGAGGCTGCCCGAACGTGGAAGCTACATTAAGACCCATACCTGCAGTCTGCAGGAGGTTGTTAACCTGTCGCTCGCGTTCCTCTGCCCCAAGCTGGCCGATACCCTGACTACGTATCATAGCTGCTGCAGCATCGTTATTGATTCCCATAGCTGCAAGCTGGTGGGTAAGGTTGCGGTCGAGCTGTTCCTTCTGCCACGAATAAAGTGGGCTGGCCGCCACGTCATATGACTGACCAGAGAGACCGAGAGCCGCAGCCAGAGACGGAACAGCACCGAGTAATTGCATACCCGCCTGTTCGTAAGGCTGTCGAGCTTGGTTTGCCTGATCGAACATACCGAGCAGATCGGAACGGGTTTGTGCTCCAAGACGTTCCTGCGTTCCTACGTAATCCTGCTGCGCTCCCCCCGCCTGCCCAAGTGCTCTGTTGAGGTATTCGGTATAGGTCTGCTGCCCCTGTTGGAAGCCTGAAGACTGAGCTTCGGATGCAGCACGTTCAGCGGCAGATATGACATCCATACCCTGATTGGTATAGTTTATAAATGAGTTAACGGCCTTATCGCCGTATTGTTTCAGTGTCTCAATAGCCTGAGCATTGGCCGCGTTAGCCTGAGCAGAGGCTTTATCAATACTCTTTTTGGCCTTGGAACCAGAAAAATCTGAGCCTATAGCACTATCAACGATTCCGAGTAAGCCCATAAAAATTCTCCTTTTGTATTCAGTATATCACACCGAGCTGCGTTCATACCATGAGAAACCCCAGTCTATGTCGTTATTATCCGCCCGGCTGGTGACGCGAAATAGATAGTTGGTATTGGGATTCAGGATGATCTCATGGTTACGTTCAGCTATCCCAGCCTGACGAGTTCCGCCAGCTAGAAAGCTGAATAATTTAAGCCCTGCTGCATCCACCGTCGGGGCTTGGTAAACCCTCTGGTTAACCGTCGGGATACCCACACGATTACTGTTAACGGTGAGTTGCTTAGTCCCCACCGCTGAGATAGTCGCACCCTCATAAATGTCTATAATCGCTCCTTGAGAGGCGAAAATATCGAAGGTCACGTGCATATATGAATCTCCGGGACGGACGAGAAGGTCTATCACGTCACTTGACGCAACCGCCAAGTTGTAGTCCGCACATATTCTGTGATTACCAAGGTGCGTCTCCAGATGCTCTGATTCTACAACAGACAAATTCCCTAAGAGGGGGTCGATACCCGTTCTGCCTGCTACAATGGAAGTCCCCTGAAGCAGTATACCCTCCTTCCCGTCTGCTGTGTGCGGGGAAACTTTGAGTTGCTTTCCTGAGTTCACACTGAGGTCAGTGTTTAGTTCTTCAATAGAACCTTTTAAATTCGTGTTAGCCGTTAGCTGCACGTTCTGCAGGTTATCCGTGGAGCTTCTATATGCCTTCATAGCGGCCAAAGTAACAGAACCCAGGTCGTCGGCTGTCAAGGTTTCCTCAACGGTGTACTGCTTCTCACCGGGGAACTCGCGTTTAAGAATGGTGCAAATACGGAAGGTATCCTGAGCGGTGCTACCATTCTGGTGCCGGACTCGGAAATACCGAGCCATAGGGGTAATGCAGAAGTGCCTTGCGCCAGATGTGAAAGTTACCGACTTACCCCAAAGCCAGTCCGTGCCGTTATGGGAGAACTGAAAGGCAAGACCAAGTGTGGCGGAACTTCTGTTCGATTGGACTGCTACGGATATTGCAGCATAACCCAGGGTGTCCACCGCCTCACCTTCGAATACCCCGGAGGCGTCCAACGGAGTTTCAGTGCTGTTACCTTCGTCAAACAGGTCGGTATCCTCAAAAAATACCTTGAGTTCGCCGTCTTCGGTAACATCCGCGGCTCTACCGGTTGCCCGATCTATCAATTTCACTTCACCGAAATAACTCATACAAACCTCCATTCCACACCATTAAATACCAGGTCTACGCTGGAACCCATGGGGAGAATCTGATTAGATTCGCCTTGTATAAGTTTACCATCTATGGTCTGGATTTCGCAGGTTCCTAATGCAGAGTTTTCGATAGTGTAGGTTCGACCGGTAGGGGCAACGGGTAAGGTAATTATCAAATTGATTTCGAATACACGTATCAGGTCATCGTCGTCAGTGAGCATACCCCCGGCCATCATAGTTCTCACCTTGCGGTGAATAACCTTGTTTGATAGAATCTGGGGGTCTGATTCCCCCACAATGGGGGAAGCCGTCCCGTGTGCGATTGGTGGTTGATCTACCCCAAACCCATGCTTCAAACCGGATAAAGTATTGTTGGCTGCGTCGATAGTCTTATTGGTAAGGGTCTGGGAATCGGACTCCCCCACAATGGGGGAAGCCGTTCCGTGTGCAACCGGGGGTTGGTCTACCTCGATACCATGGCGAAGTCCTGCCAGGGTATTATTCAAGGCGTTAATAGTTTTATTAGTCAGGGTTTGCAGATCGGTTTCCCCGACCACCTTTGAAGTAGTCCCATGGGCAGAAGTTCCGGCCATGTGCTGACTGATAAACTGATGGGAGTTCACACCTCCGTTATCCGTCAGATCATTATGCGAACTGATGGGTGCGGGAACATCACCGATAGCCTGTTCAAGATTCCTGATCGCGTCATAAACTCGCTGGAACCACTGAACAAGCTCCTGACCCTGCATATTAGGGGTTGGCGGTCGTAACATTTTCTTCTGCTCCTGTCAGTGTGATCGGAACGGCAGTGTAACTCACAATTTCATACTGCCTGCTGCGATACTGGCCTAAGCCCTGTATGCGCCTGACTATTTCATAATCTCCTGTCTCACCAAGGTTAAGCTCACGGTAATTCGACCATGCGGATTTTCCATCGTTACGCCACCGTATCAGGAGCTTTCGCGGGAAGTTCGGGGTGTTGGGTATCAGTTCCCTTGCGGTGCTTCCGAGTTGCATAATTCGGCCAAGAGCATTAGCGGCCATTGCCACGTAGACAGTTCCCCCCACACGGGTGAACTCTTTTGGTTCACCCACACCAGATACCCCTGAGAATGTGCTGGATAGTAGATTTCCTTCGGTATCCGTAATATAGAGAGAGTTTCCTGGGTAATTCCAGCCTATAACCATAGATTCGTCATCATTCAGCGAGATACCGCCGCTGATTCTCGCATGGGAGTTATTCTCCAGGTAAAGCTCGCCAGGGGCGGGTTCCGACCAACTTTTACACATATCCCTACTGACCAGGATATACATATACCTGTAGATGGTGTCTGCGTTAATCATGGGGAGTGCTACGCGAACCAATTTGTCTCTTTGGACTACGATAGCAACACGCGAAGTGGCAGTCCCGTTTACACGAACCTGGAAACCCACCTCACCGCCGGAACACCTGCAGAGGACTGTATATCCCGGATTACGCACGCCGAAGCCCGCATAATCCACGACCATCAAACCGGTGGAGCCGTCGATACTCTTACAGGTGCTTGTATTATTCACAGGGGTTGCCGGGGTTGGTTTGATAACCGGATTATCTGCCACCATCGTCATTGTATCGAGGTTGTAAACCCGTATGTAGTAGTACAGCCCATGATTATAGGTTCTCAAGGAATAGACAAAAGGTTCTCCGGGATTGGCAAATGCAGCATAAGCCACACCCCATGCGTTGGCCGGATTTTCCAGAGTGGTGCGTGTGAAGGTCAGACCGTCTGTGCTCACCCATATAGCCCGGTAATCGTTGGTAACGATACGCTTTCCAGATGCTTCGGACAGGGTGCCGAAGCCTCCGAGAATGGTGCCGACAAGTGTGCATTCCTCAAAGTTCACCATATCAAGGGTTCGCCATATTTTTGTAGTTCCCGTGACATAGGTATACCCATTGCTGGCATGGAATATCCCAAAGATAGCCTGACCGAGGTCTTTGGTAATTGTCCAGGTTTCCTCGAAATTTCGCTTGGGATTTTCTTCATAAATGGTCGTAGCTGTTTCCCCCCGGCGCAATCGCACGCTTAGATCGGTGCTGAATTTACGCCCAGAAGTGCCGTGGTCAAGATAAGCCGAACGAACACGCATACGAATCGGCTGGAGATTGTCGTGTGTTACTTCGTATGACATTTCGTAAAGGTTGCCCTCGAAGTCACCTATAAACTGCTGTCCCCAAGCCTTAGCGTGGGCTGCGCTACAACCACGGAACCGTTCATACGTGGTATAAGTTTCATTCCAGTTGTTCCATTGATACCAGAGGCCGGTTTCAATGTCATAAACCAGAGTCTTATTGTCCGAGTAGAAGTTCAAAACATAGAACCTGTTGAACAGTGTAAAGCTGTGAACCTTGTCGAAGTAGGTCAGTTTACGGAGAAGTTTTTCTACAGGTTTAGAAATGATCGTGGGTGTGCGCCCCTGAACTTGAACCACCTGCTTGTGGGGTGTATAGAACAGCCACGAATTACCGAGCTTCTGTAAAACCTCGGAGTTCATTACACCTGTCTCTACGACAGAACCGTTAAGCGGTGGAAATGGAACGGTAGAATCCCCAGAGGCATAGTGGGATTGTGCCGACTCCCGACCGAGAACAAAGAGTTCTTCCCAACCTGCAGACAGACAGAGAATATCATCGGGGCTGGCAGAGGCGGACTGATAAAGAGGACTCCAAGGTGGTGGGGAAGTTCGCGGGTCAGTTGGGCCATATACCGCGTAGGCAAAAAGCTGTGTATTCAAGATCGAGGCAATGGTATAACCTTTGAGATAAGTCAGGGAAGTGATCGCAAACGGTGCAGAATTGTCGGTTATCCTCTGGGCTTTCTTGGTAAGATTGCCGCCCCACCAGAGCATGAACAAACCTACAGACATTGTAACCCCGTATTCGTCAGCAGAAAAGAATACCCTAACACCTGCAGAGAACCTATCATCGGCATTGTCCGGGGTAATGTCTACCAAAGCCCCCTTCTTAGAGGGTTTGGCATAGATACGGTCGCCTGTAGCAATGATTAACATTCTCTTGGCTTCCCACCAGTAAAGACTCGTCCGGGTTCCGCTGCGGGTCGCATGGACTTCGCGCAAACCTGGGCGGGTCTTTATCGTGGGCTGGCCTGAAACCATATCCACGAAGCCATTGGTTATTTCGATAGAACCCTGATCTGCTTCGGCTTTATCCGCCGCAGCAGTAACCGGGGCAAAAAGGTTTATCTTCATATTACAGCACCCTTATAATGAATCTGATCGCTGCAGAAGCAGGCTTAGTCATGTGGCTCTGTCTGGCAGTGCCATGCAGACCAGCTATATCGTTAATCACACCACGGGTCGTAACGACCGCGCCGGAGGAACCACCCGGCCAACCCACACCGCCACCACCATAGAGAGCGGAACCTGTGTTATGGTCGTGACCCTGCATGGTGTCCTGAGAATACTGACCAACAGCACCCCCGTTATAGGCGGCACCTTTGGAGTCCTGTATGCCTGTGACTACTTTGTTGTTGGTTCCTGCACCGACGGGAAAGATACCTCTAAAATCCGGGAGGCGAACTTCACCTACCCCATCTGCAGCACCCCATGAGACGCCGAGAACTGACGCCAGATCGGGATAAGTAGCAGCCAGAAGGGATTGTCCAGCACACTCAAGCCAGCCATTCGGAATTGTCCCCGCACCGGCATACATTATAACCGAACCTATCGGAACATCCCCTGTCGGGGCAGCCACAAACTCCAAGCCATTCTCAAGAGCCTTGACCTTTACATATTTGTTTGCCTGTCCGGTATAGTTGCCGGGGGTATCAGTCAGATCGGTAAAGGCTTTGTCCACGGCTGGGTCATCGGTGAACTCGATACCGGTTCCGTCGCCGTTTACACGCAAGGTTTTACCTGCAGCGGAAGTATAATTATCGGGGGTATCAGTCAGGCTCAAGAAGGATTTATCGGGGTCGATGTCAGCTATGGGTATGAACTCCAGAGCCGTAGCCCCGGTGTTAACCCGAACCAGTTTGTGCGCGTGCCCTGCAAAACTGTCGGGGGTCTGCCCGATACTGGTGAACGTAGCCCCGTCGAGATTACTCTGAACTTCAGATATATCGCTGGCGAGATCGGTGATAGCATTAGTAAACTGCTGATATTCTACAGTGTCCCCAGCCACACTACCGGCAGCCACGTTTACACCCTTGTTAAAGTTGAAGTCAAGGTCGGCTGTCAGAGGGTCGATACCTGACTGACTGAGTTCGGGAACATATTCAAGGTTATCCATCTCAAAGAGGATTTCGCCTTCGCTGTCGGCGCTATCACGGATAACAAACTTGTAAGCCCCATTACCAAAGGCTTTTGCTCGACCAGCAGAGTCAAGAATGAGCGGGTTTGTAGCAAAACCGCCTTCGTCACCTTCGTCACCGATAAACAGGTTAACCGGGGTCGTGGTTCCTGCCTGGTAAGTCCATACCGCACCACCTGCAAGGGGTTGATCGGTTTCGGGGTGCCTGACACCGGTCATGAGGAAGTCTATCTGTTTATAATCGGCCATAGAAATTCTCCTTAAAAGATGGGTGCAATGATACTATGGGACTGATATTCAGTCTGGTTGCGGATTGCAAGGGCGAGCTTAACCTGTGCAGTGGAACGGAGGCGTGTAATCTTTTCTGCTTGTTGCCCGTATTCTTCAGCCAGCCACGCCGCCAGTTCGAAAATCATAAACCCAATGAGGGTCTGGGGAATATCCAACTGCCCACCCGCTGTTAGTGCATCTTCCAGCAGGCGTATGTATTCATAGGTAATTGTAAATTCTTCGTCAGGTATGGGGAAAAAGGTTACAGTCTGATCGGGTCGGTTGAACCGGAGACTGTGGGGTCTACCCGTTTCGCCCTTGTCTGGTATGCGAATATCTTGAAAACGGTTAATTATGGTGAGTGGGTAATCCACATCAGACTGACGAACCATAGCCCCCTCTATGGAAGTGGCACCGGAATCTGTGGGGAGCTGGCCTCCACGCAAGTATAGCGTTGCGGTAGCCCAGGCAGGCAAACCGGACTCAGGGGCGTTTGCATCTGAGCGCCAAAAGTCCCGCCAGTCGAGACCGACACCGGGTTCAGTGTATTCATCTGACGTGTGTGTCTGGAAACAATAGTAACCTATACCATTATGCTGCACCCGTGACGAAGGCTGCACAACGATTTCAGCACGCTCGACAGCCCATAGTTTTTTGCGATGAACTTCTAGTTCTTTAACAATGAGGTTGAGGTATTCTGCCGCAGTAGCGAGCAACTCAGGTTCGGGGTCTTGCCCCTGTTCCAGAACCCCTGACATGCGGCAGGCTTTAAATATAATCTGATTCCTTACAAGCGTAAAGGTGTTTGTCATGGTCGGCTCCTAAAAAGAAGCCGGTAACGGTTTCCCGCTACCGGCTGTGATTGTAGACCGTCTGGATTATCGCTGGTTTACATCCAGCGAAACAGGAGTCTGCGCTATATTCGTCAAGGTGATTGTGCAGGAAGTATTATCCAGAGCGGTGGTATTCGGTGTAAAAATGCCATCAGCGGCAACCACTACTTTGATCAACGCAACCGGAGCCACGCCTTCGGGAAGCAGGGGGAGAACGAGCTGATGATCGTAACTTACGACCGGGGACTGCTTGGTAATAACTTCATCTGAAGCATTAACACCAACGATAAACAGGCAGCGTTTGCTTGCGGGAACGACTGCAACGGGGGCATCGAAGGTATTGGCGGTGGACTTGCTTACTGAGTTGAACACACCTGAGTTGATTACCACGATGTCATTGCCGAGGTCGAACTTGGCTTTAGCACCGGAGTTAATGGCGATTCCAGCAGAACCGAGGCTGCGGTTATTGACTGCATGAACCACATCCTTCATCCACTGAAAATGGTCTTGCGGTTTCATCGCACGCTCTGTAATCTGACCACCAAAGGCGGCCAGACACAGGCTTACGATAGCAAGAACCAATATGGTGGTTCTTTTAATCATTCTTCAATTCCCTTGAAGCTGCGATTACAAAGTATTCCACGAAGGCAGTCACAATCGCGGAAGTGGCATCGGCACCACCCACGGTGAGGCGAAGGGCACCCTCAGCACCGTAGAATTTCTGATAGGCCGTAGAGATGTCGGAGGCCATTGCAGCACCGTCAACGGTTCCTGCGTTATTATCGGCTTTAACACTGGTTAGAGTCGTGGCAGTAAGGAACTGAGTAGCACTGCCAGCATCACCTACGGCGAGAGTGACAGTAGCCTGGGTTGTGTGGACGGCAAGACCGGCGTTAGTTACAACCGCACCCTGAGGGATTCGGAGAACGTCGATGGAATCGCCACTAGCTACATTGAACTTGGAGAAGTCGATAAGAGCTTCGGCCAGAATGGGTTTACCTTCCAGACCTTTGTAAGGTGCGGCAGGCAGGAGGTTTGTGAAGTTGGTCATTGTTTCAGCTCCTTAGATGGTGGTAGCAACGTTGGTTACAGTGACGTAGACGCCGCATGAACCGTAGTCTTCTTTACTGCCAGCGGCAGTGTATTTGAACTGAGTCTTTTTGGTTTTGGAGATGAACTTGCGAACGAGACCGCGTTCTTCTTCGTAACCGAAAGACTTGTCCACGGTAACCGGACGTTTGCCCCATGCCCAGATACTCGAACCTGCGCCCATGAAGATACCTTTGCAGTAGTAGATACCTGAACCGCTGGAGGTTTCAGCAATGGTGACGTTTTCGTGTTCGTGAATGATAACGTCATCAATGATAGCCAGGGCACCTGTGAAAATCGGGTTTTCTTTGGAACGCTCGCGAGCTTCAAGAAGATACTTCTGATACTCGGCGTTGTTCTTGAGATCGTAACAGGCGTAGGGGTGAACCAACAGCACGAAGTAACCACGACCGTTAATCATAACGGGGCGGAAAGGATAGGTGCTGCGTTCGTTGGAGCCGTTGGCAAAGCCTGAACGGGCAAGTGCTGCAAGACGGCGAATGAGCTGCGGAGTAAGGGTGGTTCCACCGTTAAGCTCGCTGAGTTGGGTGGCGGCACCGCCGTATACAATGCGGCTGGGGGTTTCGAGGATAGCTCTGAACCAGAGGTCGTCCATAAGTTCAGATGACCACTGATTAAGTGCCTGGGCATTTTCGTCACTTACCGAGAATACCGGGCGCTGTTCATCGAGGCCATTAGCGGCGTATCTGAAACCAGTCTTGTATTCTTCAAGGTTGATGGAGTCGGTGAAGAACTCGATCTTGCCTTCCTTGCCCTCAACAGACTGACCAGTTGAGCCAAGAATGACGGGTGCGCTGACGCGAGGAAAAATAGTGAACGTGACCAGATCGCCCTTGTCTTTCAGGAGCTTGGTCTGTTCGTAAATGAGAGAGTCAGAGGTTGAACCCATGAACTTCTCGATATACATTTTTTTACGTGTTTCACGAAACTTGAGTTCTTCCCATTGTTTCTTGACAACAGGTGAGCTGGTTTCAATTCCAAAGACTGCCATAATTATTTGCCTTTCTTAATTCCGGCCATGAGTGCCGATTCCAGGTCTTTATCCGACAACTTCGATAATTGGACTGGGTCTATAATCCCCTCGCCTATATCAATAGAGGCAGAGTGGCCTGTAGAAGCACTTATTCCGGGCACTGATTGGTTAACTTTAGAAATATTGTCGATTACTTTTTTCGGGGCTTTTTTCAGTTCTTCAACCTGACGTTTAAGAGCCTGAACCTCACGGTATGCTCTGGCACGCTGGTTGAGCTGGAAAACACCCCAGGGGTTCTGCAAAAAGATTTTACCGAGGAAAGCGTTTGCTTCAGTAGGAGTTACCTTGTCCTCATTTACCATGAGGTCGTAAATTACTTGAGCGTTAGCTTCAAGATCAGGGGCGTGCTGCTGGGCGAATTGGATATTCTGCATGACCACTTCGCGAAGCTGCTGTTCCTGCTCCACAGATTCGATCTGTTTGACCTGACTCTGATGTTCGGCCATCTGTTCGGTGGCCTTAACCGGGTCGGAATCAAAATCTTCCTGTGTGGGCTTGGGTTTGAGTTGCGCTCTGAGCCTACCAAGTTCGTTAGATTGCCTGCCGTAAAGGTACTGCAAATTCTCATGCTGCTTACGGAGGTTCTCATGAGCCTGTTTGAGCTGTTCGTTGGTAAGTTCGGGTTCGGGGGCTTTGTCCGGTGCGGGTGCTTCAGCCGAAGGTTCTTTCGATACTGCGGGTTGTTCAGGGCTTGCCGCCACTGAGTCCTGAGATACCGGCTGGGCATCGGTCTGAGCTTCGCTTTCGGGAGCCTGTGAAGCGGGGTTGAGCGCAGCTTCAAGCTGCTCATCGCTCATCGTTTCGACTGAAAGTTGTTCCTGTTCGGAGCTTCCGGGAATGGGTAACATGTAGTCCTCCTATTGAACTGCTCCAGACGGGGGAACCCGTCCGGCTTTTTCCATTTCGGCCTGATACTTCATCTGTTCCATCTGCATTTGTTGTTCCTGCATCTGCTGCATCATTCGCCCCCATTTACCTTTGTTCGGAAGGCTGGAGAGTTCTATGAGCATACCTGGGGGAACCTGCATACCATGTGCCGCCGCTTCCATCCACTGCATGAACTGTGCTTCCTTGCTGGTTGCACTGAATGCCTGCTCGCCGATCTGAATGTCGTAATCCTCAAGGTTCGCTGTTTCAAGCATCTTGACGATAGACTGATACAATTCGGCGTCTGCCTGCGGGTCGCGCTGTGGTGGAACTTCCTGACCGTTGAGCGTAATTGCATCGAGCCTGCTAGGGTCGCTGGCTTCAGACAGAACGATTCTCGCAATACGTTCCTTGGAATAGTGAGCTTTAATGAGCTGAAACACCTTGCGGTAGAGGGTTTGCTTGGACAAAATAAAATTATCGAATACTTTTTCGTTCCCGACAAGTCCTGAACGCTGCTGTGTTGCGAGAGTAGCACCGGATTCGTAACCGGTCTTGCCTACGCCTGACATACCGGGATTGATGTTACTTACCCCCTCCATAATGGAGACGTTCAAACTGTGCATATTGAACAGTTCGGTTGGGAACGGAGGTAATTCTGCCGGTGCAGGAGGTCTGCTTACATCTGCAATCTTCTGGAACCAGCCCGAGCCCCCGGCATTACTGAGGAACTTGTTTTCCTCTTTGGGGTCATCAAACGTGTCTGCGTCATAGAACCAACCACGGCCAAGCATACGGTTCACAAGGTCGATAGACTGGCTACCACGTTTATTGATTTCGCGCTGTGGGCCTTTCATAGACTCTACCTTGCCGCACCAATCCCCGTCATCAAACTTATAGGCATAGACGGGAACGAGAGAAAACCCTTCGTATGGGCGGTCAGGGTAATGGTTCTTTAACAGGAGTGTTCCAAGTGTGATCGAAACACGTAGCCGGTCACGCTCAAATTCAAGGGGTATAAGTTCGGGTATGGTTTTCGCCTTGCGGTGGACTTCGGAGCTGACTTCGAGGTTCAGATTGCCTATGGCGTTTTCAAGAATGTATGCTGTTCTGAACTCCCTTATTTCATGCTCTATGATTCTCACCCGGCGGTGGTTCCGGTCTATAATCTCGGGGTCGTGCATGAACCGTTCGATGCTGGAAGCCTTGGAATTGGCGTCCTGAATCAGTGTGGTGCGGTTCTCGTCGGCATCGCTGATACCCACCATACCCTCGATGTCATCTTTATAGTCGGGATACTTGGCTTTGGCTTCGGCTATCGAGAGCCATTTAGCCTTGTGCATGTGCGTTGCGTCAGAACCGTCAAGGTTACTGTGGGGGCCAAAGTAACCATCAGCCCATGGAAACCGTTCAATAAGAACATCGCCCAGGGGGTTACGCTTTTGTGTCATACCAATATGGAACAGCCCACGCCCCGCGATAACCTCGTCTTCAAATACTCGGATGTCCTGATTCGCCATGTTATTCTGCTTGGATACTCGCATGAGTGCCGCAGTGGCAACATCCGCTACGCCTTCATCGGAGCCTTCTACGGGGTAAGCCCGTGGGTCTACCCTATTTTGTCTGGCAATTCCTGATAGAATATCGACCTTGGCTTGAACGTAATTGTAAACCTGAACTGCACGTTTCTTTGATTCTAGCTCCTGGCGCATAGATTTGTCCCATTGTTCGCCTTTGTAAAAATCCCAGGCTTCATGGGCTTTCTTGCGGCTGGCTTCTTCATAAGAGCAGGCGGCCTTGAACAATTCAAGATCGTTTTCGGCTATTTTCTGGTTGTCCTTGTTTCCAGGTTCGAGGGGGAGGGGACTGTTTAAACTTTCTGGCTCGTGGGTGTGCCCGTTGGCTTCCCCGATAGACAGTCGGGGTGCTTGTGTCATAGGGTCTACGACGATCTGAACGGGGTGTTCGTGGTCGTTGTCCACGGAGGTTTTCGGGGGTTGGCCGGATTCCTGGTCATAAAAGATTATGTGCCAGTGTTTCTCAGCCTTGGTTGTTTTGAAAATTGTCGCCATAGCTTTATCCTATCAGAAAATTGATAACTATACAAGCATCCAGGAATTTTCTTTGTTGAGGGAGCGTTCCATGCGATCAAACCCAGTATCGTCATCGTACGGGTCACGCTTTTTCTTGGGGTTATGGTTGGGTGAACCAGACTCCTCAACCCGGATAAAGGCTGAATCATTGGCGGCCATAGTCACCATGAGAGCGTCAGCCAGGTTAGGGGATTTCAGGCCGCGTGCCTTCATCTGGGCTTTACCCTCAATTTTGATTTTTCCAGAATCATCGTCCCGCTTGTCACGTTTCATGATGGTAAGCTCGTTCTTGAGTTTGCGTGTGAGCTTGTGTTTGGAAGGTAGTGCGATAAGGTTCTGTTCAAAGACTGTGCGAACCTTCCACCAGAGTTCATCACGGAGGCGATGGAACTTTTTACGGTCATCCTTGGGGCGAGTGCTAACATCGACACTACGGACTTTACCGGGGAATCTGCGTTTGAGAACGTCGTAAACTCCGGCACCGTTGCCGATGGTATCTATGAACATCAGGTCACAATCCCATTCGATAAAGAGCGTGGCTATCTCATCAGCCAGTTCAAGGGTATCGAGCTTGCGAAACTCTGCCATATCTTCAATTACGTGTGCGTGCCTTACAAGGGCACCTGCAGGGTCGCCGCCCTGCCTCGATGGGTCTACGCCCATTATTCTGAGGGCTTTGGGGTCGGGTGTGATCTCCCGGTCGATGGAGTTATCTATCCATTCGAGAGGTATAAGTATCTCATCTGACTGTTCTGGCGGTAGTCCGAGGACGTTTACCCGGTATTCGGGGCTGTCTTCACCATGCACTTTGCGTATACGCTCGATCTGTTCCCGATCTACATTAACCGAGTCACGGGAATCCCAATGGAGCTTGATATAGTATTCGGATTGTGGGCCGAAGTGTGTATCATACGCATACCCATAGTTTTTGGTGGGGTTGAATATCAACAGCATGAAATTAACAGGGCTGGTAAGTGTGGTTTCAAGGGAAGTGAGAACCGCCTGCTGCACGCCGTCGGCCTCGTCAACGGCTATCATCATGAAGTCCTCATGGAGACCGTCCATTTTCTTGGACTGATTTTCTTCGGTGGTAGACTTAGGTGGTGTGCGAAGCCATGCAAACCAGCTCTTACCCTCGTTGTCAGGGTTATCCGGGTTCTTCATGTAAACTTTATCGGTCTGGATTACAACGGACTCGTTGAAGATGAACGCTGGCTCACCCTCCGCGTCGAGTCTACCATGCCACTTGGATATTTCGGCCATGAGA